AAAGCTTTTCTAACGCTGACATGAAACCAAACAACATGTATCAGAACGACACACTTGATGGTATCAGCACGGGCATACTAAAAGATAAAAAGCTAGATAACTTACCTGCTATCAGAGATTATCTAGGCGAATACACAGGTGCTAAAAATATATACGGAGTTGTTGGTAGAACAAAACAAGCTGATGGTACTTTTAAACCTGAATTTGGAAAGATAAGACAACAGACCCTTGATGAGCAAAAGGTAGGATTACAGTATCGAGTTAGTGAGACAGTCAGCAAGATGACTAATCTTATTGAGCAGACTAATTACTACAAAAATCTTAAATACTATAGCGATCAACTTGGCGACATTGATCAAAGCAAGCGGTTCATCTACGATGAATTGCCTCCTGATTTTATCCCTGGTGATTGGGAGCAAATAGGGACAATAGGTAGATCAGGATTACCAACTGAAGCAAGTTACATGAACTACGGTGCATTAGCTGGCAAGTGGGTAAAGAAAGAACACATCAGGGCACTGACTGATATACCTCAGTACATAAAACTGGCCGAAGCTTCTAAGCTGTATGCAACCTTTCTTGGTGTAAAAGGTTTTTCGCAGATAATGAAGACTGTTTACAGCCCTATCACACAAATAAGAAACGCAACAACTGCAGGAATGTTTGCTGTAAAGAATGGTAACTTTGGTAACGGGGAAGACCTGGTTAATTCTGCAAAAGTTGTCTTTCAAAATATTAATGACAACATATCTTTTAAAACACAAGGAGAACGCTTTGGCGGTTCTCAAGCTAGTATCGCTAATAAATCAGACATTCAAAGATACTATAACGAAATGATAGAGCTTGGTGTTGTCAACACCAACGCAAAGATTGGTGAGTTTGAAGATCTTCTTGGAGATGCTGCAAAGCAATATAAATCTGGCATAGTCAAAAGCGGTTTGGAAATTGCTCAAAATACTCAAAATCGTTTTTCAGGAAAGCTATACCAGGGGTCTGATGACGTTTGGAAAATATATAGCTATGAGATGGAGCTAGGCAGGTTAAGAAAAGCTTTCGATAACAGTCCAGAATCTTTCGTTGTTAAGCCAACAGATGTACAAAATGTTCTAAGGTTTGGTGCTGAACCAGTCGATCTTAGAGCGTTAGATGAAGAAATGGCTTTCGAGTTTTTAAAGAGAGAGTCAGCAGAAATTGTTAAAGATACAGTACCTAATTACGCTCGAGTTCCAGAAGCAATTAAACAATTAAGGCAGATGCCTTTTGGAAACTTTATTGCTTTCCCTGCAGAAATTATCAGAACAAGTTTAAATTCTTATGGTCGATCTATAAAAGAATTAGCCAGTGTATCGCCTGAAGTAAGAGCGATTGGTATGAGAAGACTTATGGGTAACATAACCGTTGATGCGGTTGTTCCAAGTTCTTTAGTTACTGCTGGGCTTGTTCTCACTGGATCAGAGAGAGAGCAGCTTACCGCTTATAAAAGATCTTTCGCTCAGGATTGGGATAGATACTCAGTGTTGGTGCCGATATCCACAGACAAAGACGGTAACATTAGAGAGTTTTATAACTTTTCTTACACTAACCCATATGATTATTTTACAAGGCCAGCGAGAGCTTTATACGATGCGGTTAACAATGGCGTTAATTCTGAAAAAGATTTAACAGACATAGCATTAAATTCTAGCTGGGAAACTATAAAAGAGTTTGCTAGTCCATTTATGGATGAATCAATCATTACTGAAAAAATAATTGATTTAACAAGGAATGAAACTCGATACGGCAGAAACATTTGGCTTGAGAGAGATCCATTAGGTTTAAAAGTTTCAAAAGGATTAGCTCATGTCATTGATGGCATAACGCCTGGTATATCTCCAGTTAGATTGAGAGGAGATGTAGCTGGTCAAGATATACAACTAGGTGATTTAACTCTGGGTGCAGACTTTACTGATGTTCCAAGAGCTGTTGGATTGGCCGCAGGAATTAATCCAATCACTGGGGTAAACAGAAAAGGCGAGAGAGTAGACGCTGCTGGTGAGTTCGCTGAAGCTTTAAGTGGGTTGAAATCTATCAAGCCAAGAATTGAAACGGTGTTAGGGTATAGGGGATTTGAAGCTGGTGCTCAGATCAGAGAAGTCTCTGGTATTTTTAACAGGATAGCTAAGTCAAAATCGGACATGAGTCCTGAAGATATTACTAAAGCTTTTATTGTTTCTAACGAACAACGATTTAAGTCCCTTCGCGATCTGCATATAGCTATTGAAGATGCGAGAAAACTTGGTTTATCTGATGCAGAGATTAGGTCAGCATTACGAAGAGCAAAAACACCAAGCCTTGACATGGTAATGTCTGGTAGGTTCAAGCCTTTCTATCCTTCAGATGAAACAATTAATTTAGCCTTGGAATCTAGAGATAATAAAGTATCTAATCCATTTGATTTCGGAGAGCTAAGTTCAATTTATTCTGAGCAGTATGGAAAAGAATTTACCCCAGAAAGAGCAGCAAGAGAAAGTGAAGCAAGAATACAAGCATTGCGTGAGCAGAGGCAGAGAGCGAAAGAAGCTCAACAACAAAATCAAATGCCTCCTGCACAGCCTCCACAAGCAACAACCCCTACAATCAATCCTAGTGCATCTGCGCTACGCCAAGTAGAATTAAACAAACTACTTGGTATTTCCTAATTGATCCCGCAGCGCAAACGAAAGAGCAAGTACTACGCGAAGAAGGTTGAATACGATGGTATCGTGTTCGACTCCAAGCTCGAGGGTGCCCGTTACAAAATACTGAAAGAGATGCAGGACCGGGGAGAGATATGCGAACTCGAGGTTCAGGTGCCATACGAATGTGTGGTAGAAGGTAAGAAGATCTGCAAATACATTGCTGACTTCAGGTACAGATGCGGTGATGATGTCATGGTAGAAGATACCAAAGGCGTGATTACCCAGGTGTTTTCTCTAAAGAAGAAGCTGGTTGAAGCCCTGTATCCAGGGCTTGTTATCCAGATCATCAAAGACCCAAGGGAGTTACCTAGAACGGCGTTCTATCCTCGTTCATTACCTGTATCTTCTTGAAGTCTTCGAGGGTGCCGTCAAAAAAGTTACGCAACTTCTCGAGGTCAGCCGTATCACCAAAACGATATTCAATCTTGGATAGCTCACGCATCTCAGGACTGCTGAAGTGCTTGTCACCCAGCTTATCAGCCGTGACATTGTGAAACGTAAAGATGCCAACCCGGTAGGTCATGACATCATCATTGCTCTCTTCAGGTACGAAGTCAGCTTTGACCAGGCTAGGCATCCATCGATGGTCCCTGCAGCCAGCACGTTGTTCTTCAATCGTTAACTCTTTGTTGAACCTAGCACAACGCCATGCTGCATCAGTGCCGTCCATTACAGGTGACGATGAGTGACAGTTCCTGCAGTTGACTGAGCCTGGTAATCGTTTGCCTAGATAGATCTCACGATACCGTGAAGTGTTCCACTGCTTTAACTCCCAGTCATTCTCGCTCTTACCAGGTGGTGGTGCGTCAGAAGTAATGATGCGCTGCGCTTTCTCCTGAGCCTGCTCCCAGATCGAAGATTCAAAGTCTACGATTTCAGAATAGATGCTACTGTCATTCTTGTTGACCACAACAGCCATGGATTTCGTTAGACCAAAGCAGCCCATGTAACAGTGGAGCTGCCACTTGTAGGATCTAGACCAGCCCTGATAATCACCAGACTTGTTGAGCTCTTTCCAACGCTTGTCGTTAGCTGACTTGCTCTCAAATACCAGAATCTGTTCGGGATCCTCCGGTACAACACGTTTCGCAAAGCCGTCACAACTACCGCCGAAGTGTCCGCCAAGGAACGATGCTCTGTACTGATTGCCCTCCGCATCAACTGCAGAGAGATCAAAGACCTCGCTCTCTTTAACGAAGTGAACCAGTTGGTCTTCGATCCGATTGCCCAGGTCAAACAACCTGAGCATCCGGCCTTTGAAGTCAGATGGTAAGCACCAGTGGTACTGCAGCCATAACTTGCGTTCATCTTCATCACCGATCTGGCTCATCCCTAGATGGCCCCGCTGACCTTCATTGTTATCTTCAATCCATTGATCGATTTGTTCAAAAAGTAACGCCGATGACATTCCAATACCTACCCTCTTTTCTTACATTAACTTTCCTGACCTTATCGAAAGCACCGTCATTCACCATAGCAACAGCGGTGTCGATGCTGTAAGGCAAATTCATTCCTTTTGACATGATGCCCCACTTCTTTTCAGCAACCTCCCTGGCTTTACCGTGCATCTCTACCATCAAAGCAGTGCTGTATGGCCAGTATTGATCTTCAGACTTGAAATTGATCTTCAGGTAATCATTGCCATTCTTACTGGTCGCACGTTCAGCGCGGACCCATTTAACAATTTCCTGTCTTTCAGTCGCAGCTTGCTCACCCAGTTCATCTGATAACACATTCCCTTCAACAGCCTGAGTTGTTTCAGAAGCGTCCTTTTCCTCCGCAAGACCCATGACAAGACCAAGGGGTTCTTTGGGTTTAGGTTTGGGCTTAGGCTCTCCGCATTCTATGCAATGACTGTAGTCAGAATCATTCACTGCAAGACATGGGTTGCCATTGTCTTTCTCTGCTTCACAGATCCAGATCTTAATCTCTACATCGTTGAGCTCTTCATCTCGCTTGTTGCGTTCCGGTCTGGCCGTATCGATGCAGCCATGGCGTGCCATGTTGCCGCCATAGTCCAAGAGCAGACAGTCTTGCTTGTCACCCCAGGGGCGCATACCCCGTCCGCATATCTGAACGTACAGCCCTAGCGATTTGGTTGGCCTAAGTAATGCTATACAATCTGTGCGTGGTGCATCCCAACCCTCAGTCAGTACAGCGACATTGCATAGTGCGTTGATCCTGCCTTTCTCAAAGCCTGTGAGGATTTTCTCACGCTCATCTGCCGGTGTCTCAGCCGTCACTGACTCTGCAACAATGCCATGGTTCCGTAAAAACATAGCCATCTTCTGAGCGTGCAGAACGCTGACGCAGAAGAAGACGGTGCTGGTTCGACCTTTAGTGTATGCCTTATCGATCCAGTCATTGATGATGGCGTACATCGTCTGATCAACGATCGCTAACGACTCGAGATCAGACTCACGGTAGTCACCACCCTTGAACTTAAGTCGCGCCTTACTTGCATCAATGATTGCGTTATCTGCAACCTTGAACGCTGACAGTCGGGACAGGTATCCCTCTTTAATCAGTTGAGGGATCTTTGCCTGGTAGGCAATGCCGCTGAAGAAATGGTCCTGCATACCATAGATGTAGCCTTGACCCATACGGTATGGCGTAGCCGTCACACCCAGTATCTGTGGACATCCTATATCTTCGAAGTGATCAATGATCTTTCGATACCGACTCCTCATCTCAGGACCAACGTGATGGGCTTCATCAATAATGATGTAGTTAAAAGGGAAGGACTTTTCAAGTCGCTTCTTTGAAGCCAACGTGTCTCTGCTGGCGACTACAATCGATGCGGTATGGTCATATTGTTTTAGACTAGCGGCAAGAATACCGACTGGTGCCTCTGGCCATACCGTTTTAATTTTATCGACCGCCTGGGAAATCAACTCCTGGCGGTGCGCTAAGATCAAGAATCGCTTGGTTGGATCCTGTTCGTATAGCTGCTTGATCAAAGTCGCGAACACTACTGTCTTACCAGCACCTGTTGGTAGCACGATAAGTGGGTAGCCTGTCTCTTCTTCAAACCAGCAGCGAGCTTTTTGCAAAGCTTTTTTCTGATAGTTTCTTAGTTCCATCTTAGTGTATTAACTCCTCATCATTAAAAATTTCTTCACGTTCTTGGGCCGCAAGTTGTTTCATTTTCCTAACAAAGAAATCAACCTGTTCTGGGTTATCAGCATTAACGTAAATGTACATAAGAGAAAAACCTAAACACTCCTGTACTAGTTCTGCAAAATGAACTTCATCAGTGGTGTAGAGTTCTAAAAACTCTCGAAATTTTCCTTGAAACTCTTCAAGAATTTGTTTTCTTGCCAGTTGGTATTCTTCCATAGTTCTCATTTAGTGCTCCAGTTAAGTAATTTCAAACATCAATTTGTTCTGAAGCGGATGAGTATCAATCCTTGGTCTGGTTGGTGTGTTCCAACTCCTACCCTTGACTTCATAAACAAGCTTCCAGTTTGAAGCTTTCAAGCTTGTCCCTGTTTCAGAGTCAAGCACATAAGTAATTAACCGACGATATCCCATAGCTTTCGCAGCTCTCCAGGCTGCACCGTAAAGCATCGAACAAGCGTTCTTCGCTCCAGTTGTACAGCATCGGTTAACTTCTAAGGTGTATCCATCGTCAAGCCCCCTGGCAACAGGTCGGCCTACGATAGCAACACCAACGATCTCTTCATCCTGTTCAACAGCCATCGAAAACTTGTGGCTTACCACCGGCTTATGATGCCTATGGTGATCAGCAA